TCTAAGGAACTGAGGATTGATTCTTTGAAGATCATTTCCTGTTGATGAAGCCAATTTCCATCCATTGGTAAATGGTGAAGAACCAAAAGGTGAGAATGTTTCACCTGCCATTGCTCCGCTAAATCCCAACATAAAAGGTATAGCATTGTCAGATCTTCTCATTTCAATAGTAGACGTTATAGGAACATTTAATACATTACACACATTACCGACCATATCGCCTACATGCTGCCCAAAAAACGAATTGGTTGATGGAAGCTCTGGAGAACCAGTCATAAGTTTAGACACAACTGATCCTATAGCCATTCCTCCACCAAAAGAACTGAAATTTTGCATCCCAAAGCTAACTACTCCAGATCCTCCATTTACATGACCAAAGGCTCCAACCTTTCTACAAAACACTTGATCAATAGCAGGCATAGAAATAGGAGATTCACCAAAGAATGACTTGCCTGCAAATGATGGAGGAGTTAGCATAGGATTGTTAGCTCTTTTGGATGTTGTTATTCTTTTTCCAGTAAGCAATTCAGACATCAACCCACCAACAGAATTACCACCTGTTTGTGATAATAACATTCCTGCTACTATTCCCCCAAGCGATCCCAATGATCCTAAAGATCCACCAAGTGGAGTTTGACCAAGCAAGCTACTTATAGCTGAACCACCAACAGAAGAAGCAAGCGACCCTATATTAAAAGTAGGATTGGAGATAGCATTGAGTTTATCAATATTGCTAAGTGGGCCTTGTGAAGCATTTACAAACGTATTAATAGTATTTGTAATTGCAACCCCAGTTAACGAAGGTGCTGATGATAATGGACCAGTAAAACTATTAGACTTATGAGCAGATCCTATTAACACCGATCCCAACACACCCAAAGAAGCACCTAAACTGGCTGCATTTAATATTCCTCCTAAACTACTTTGAGAGGAATCGCTATATTGTTGAACGTTGGTATAATTAGAGCTATATTTCTGATTAATTGAAGCTACACCATTAGCTAGGTAACCTATCTTATAGATATCACCTATTTCACATATCCCTCTTATATTTTTAATATAGTTGGGGTTATCCATCTGAGGTATTCCAACAACACCAGATATATACTGAAGATCACTGTAACTTTCATTTGCTGCAAGAATATAAAAGAAGTTAGATAAAACATCAACAGGAACAACCCCATAAGAAGCTAGTTCCTGCGATTTGTTAGCTATCGCTTGTTTTTCCAACGTTGTCAAAATATAGTTAGTAGGTGTTCTAACATAATTTGTAGGCGCAACATTTTGTTGAAGTAATGAAGCTACTCCTGACAATTGAGATGCGATACCAACTGCAGCATTAAAAGTGTCATTGGAAGGTTTCATTTCTTGATTGCCAAAGAAACCAGGTTTTTGTATAATACCTCTCTGCATATGTGCAGACGTATCTTTGTTTACAGCTGTACTTTTTGATGTAGGTTGTGATGGAGGTGTAGAAGGAGTTGATGGACTTCCTTTAGGAGAAGCTACAGCAGCATAATATGTTCCATCTGGAAGAAGATAGTTTCCAGTAACAGCCTCTCCTTTGGCATCAGCAAGTGCCTGAGCAAAGTTTTGAAATAGTACTTTTCTTTCTGCAATAGTTTGTGTACCAGCAGTGTATGTATTGTCTGTATAGGTATACATTATACGACCTTTCTACCTTCAAGAGCTGCTACTGCATATGATAGTTGTAGTCCACTTACTTTTTGACTACAATGAGGATCAGCACAAGTAAATACGTTTCCTCCACCTTGTTGGCCAGGCTGAGCAGACGTAACGTGACAATGTATTCCAGGAGAATCATTTTTTTCTAGGAACAATTGATTGAACGGTAAATTGTCTCTTACATAAGCTGCTATTTCTGCTGTAAGTGAAACATCATTTTTATTGGAAGCTCTAAGATCTACAGCACCACCAGTAATGTGGTTAGGAGAATCACCTCTATACCAAGATGTGATTTGCATTCTTCCTCCAAATTTTTCATACAAGGGATCTAGTATGTTCCACGAAACGTTCATCGCTTCTTTTAGAACAGCTTTTTGCTTATCTTGGGTAACACTAGTTAAATTTATAACTTGACCAATACTAATGTGTTTGGATAATTTATCGTTTTTGTTATTTAAAGATTGAGGCATCGGCATTGGATTTTGTTCAGCTTTTCCGTTATTAGTTACTGAACCAGCTGGTCTATCATAAATTCCATATTGAATAGCATCTGCTGTAATTCCTGAATCTTCCATATTAAACGATGCACCTGCACCTTTATTTCCTGCTGCATATGCTTCTGCTTTAGGATTAGGATTACCACCTTCGTTCTTATGAAGTGAAAATTCTTCTGCTGACATTTTATTTGCATTGCCAGGAAAATCAGGAGCTAATCTGGTAGAAGTGATATTATCGATAATAGTATTTGCAGGAGCATATTGCGCATTAGGAGCAACAGCAGCTTCTGCAGGATCTGTAGCATCATCTGGACTTGTTGATCCACTAACTTGTATCTTTGTATCTGAACCATTAATTTGAATTAAACCACCAGCTAACAAATCTGTTGTGGCACCAGAATGGAACGACATTGCGCCTTGTGAAGATAATTTACTTGTACCAGAGATCTTACCAGTAAACTTACCTTTGGATTCCAAATCCATATCACCTGTAGACTTGGTAGTAAAGGTATCTTGAGTTTCCAGATCCATTGCTGCCACAGAAAGTGCTGTAAATTTATCTCTAGAATTTAAAGTCATTTCTTTAATAGAACTAATTGTTGTTTTTAATATAGAATTGATTGATACGTTGTGGTCAGATCTAATCTTGATATCGTCAGCAGCATCTATGTCAAGACTCTTAGATGTTTGCATTCCAAACTTACCTGCAACCGTTATTCTATGATCTCCTGCCACAGTAGTGCACATATCTTTTCCAACTTCAAAGGATTTGTATCCATCGATAGATTCATCAACAGAACCTCTTACGTTTGTAATGATATCACCACCAACGTGAATACCTAGGCTACCACCAACATTGAAATCCAAATCGCCTTCTGTTTCTATAGTTACCTTACCATCTCCCTTTAGGATCATATGGTTTTTGGCATATATTGTAGTATCACCTTTTGGTGAAATAATACCTACGCCTTTTTTACCAGTAGAAAATAAATGAATTGAACCATCTGCATCTATAATGATAGTTGAACCAGAATGATGCTGCATTGTAATCGTATCAGCACCAAACGTGTTATCAATAACAATTCTATTACCTGTAGCTGAAACGAACCCTTGAATATCAGTAGGATTTCCAACACCACTCATGTTTCCTGCACCAGGACCAGTGTGTGTTATTGTAGCATCACTTCCAAAACCTGGCTTATCTTTTACAGATACTTCGTAATAGGGTGTAGGATTACCAGTACCCAAAAGTTGAGGACCATCGTTTCTAGAGACCCCATCACTTTCTGGATTGGTAATTTTTTTAATATAAGAAGGATCGTCGACAAAGTCTTCTCTTGACATATTTTACCCACAATAGTTTGAATATAAGGAAATTAATGCTTGTTCGAGTTTATCGTTATCACTAGTTATTACAGCTGTATCATAAAATTTAGAATGTTCTCTCATAATCTTGTAAAGAGTTATCTTTTGTTGTTCAGTGATATAAAAATTAGTATGAAGTTCTTGGGATGTGCTGTATAAAAATTTATCTATCCCACCTATAATAACTACAGTTGCACTGTCAGGATTAGATGAACCACCTTGATAGACAGTTCCATCTATATCTATGATAAAAGTGTAACTGCTATATTTGTTTAAATCGACAGATTGATTTCTAAGATCACCAGAGAATGCAAAAAACAAATTCTTACAAAATGAAATTGCTTCAGGACTTATTTGATTCATTATGCATTATCCTTTTTATTGCCAGCAGGAGAACCTGTATAAGACATTGAAGATAGTACAGATCTTGCTTTAGATAATTTTTTAAGATAGAATGGTGATTCTCTATTTACTGTCCAAACGCCATTTATTTTTTGATAAGATGCATCTCTTTCATAGTATATCATAGCAGCTGTTGCATCTTGTATAGTAGTAGAAACTAACAACCTATTATATGATGCTCTCTCTGATGTGTGTAATTCATACCATACATAGTCCAATTGTTGTTGGAGTGAGGGTAGGTTTGGTGGCTTAACTTGCCCTGATATTCCGCAAAATTTTAATAGTGGCGTAACTCTATCATATTTGCCACCTCTCCATTGAGCAATGCCCATAGAAGCTTCACCTCTATCATTACCATTGTATGCCTGAGGATTAATATCAGATTCAACTATTAAATTACCAATGATGGCAGAAACTATAGTCTTAATATCTCCTGAGACTGCACCCTCTCTTGATATCTGTTCCCAAAAGTAATTATATGCTTTGGTTTGATTATCATTACCAGTTAGTTGGGTAGTTGTGGGTGATGAGTTTTCAGGAGTGGTAGTTGGTTTAGAAGATCCAGGTGTACTAGTTCCTCCTGTTCCTCCAGTCCCTAAGGAATTTGTAGGTCTAGGAGAATTGTTCATCGATCCTTGACCACCATTAATTACTCCAACAATAATAGGTTGTTGTGAATCTATTCCATCTGCAAAGAATCCTACAACCCACGTTCCTACAGTAAGACCATGGCTAACATTACCACCAGAAGTTTGACCACCAGTTGTAGGATAAAGTACCATTGCCCATGGCAGAGCATCATTAGGTATCTTTACAAGATCGTCTGTTCTGTGTACACCAAATACTCTCACACGAACACGCGATCTATCATCCCCTACTTGTTGTACGGTACCAACAAACCATCTAAATCTATCGCCATAAAAATCATCTTCTATCATGCGTGGCCAGGACCTACTTTAGGAGATGTTACGTTTAGGTTGTATTCTGAATCTGCAAGTAAAGAGTTTAGAGCCCCATCCTTGTATATCCTCAATGATGTTGCATCTTGATAACCAGCACCCATAACCTGTTTTACTTCTACAACTATAAACAATCCAGAAATATATATGTCAAAACTAACATTGTTAAATCCATGATTCTCAGGAATATCTACCCAAATAATATCACCCACTTTAAAGTCCATGTTTGCAGGAACAGTAATAGTTAGGTCTACTTGATTTAATGCATTTAAATATTTTGCTGTATTACCAAATTTAGATTTAAACGAAGGATTTTCACCTCCATTTTTTGGACTAGATTCAGGCCAATTGTTAATAATGTATCTAACTCTATTAGAATATTCAGAAGTACTTGTTTTTTCATTTTTTACATACTTAATATACTCTGGAGTATTTAAAGGCCATCTCTCAAGAGAGTACTTAGTATCTCTTTGTTGTTCTGCTAACTCTGTAGGTTGAGAGTGATAGCTTTTAGTCAACATATTAATTTCAAATAGCTCATTTTGAAAGTAACCACCTACAATCTTTTCTATGGATGAATTTCTTTTGTTTATAATAACGTTGGTTATTAATCTAAGTTTTTCTTCAGGATCGCCATTTGGATCAGCTAAAGTGATAATATTATCAGAATAATATTTGTATTTTTTGTCTCTCAATTCATTTCTTTTTTCTAGCCCTTTTTCTATTAATGATTGCATTGTAAGGAAATTGAAACTATCTATATCTTCATAAAATAAAAACAAAAAGTAATTATCAGGATATTCAGCTATTGCTTGTTTTGCTAACCATTGCATTGCTTGAAATGGTCTTAGACTAGGAATAATTAAATCCCTAACTTTAACAGTTGGCTGTGTATTTAAAGGTTTGTTTACATTAAAAATTAGGCTTGTATCGATAGAGATATATTCATTATACAACGAAAGAGCTGATAATTCAATCTTATTATTGTACCAGTGTGAAACTACTTTTCTTACATTTTGTAGGTAGAAAGGACTGACTAAATCTAAAACATACATTGTTGATCTTGCTCTATCTCCAACTATAATGTCTCTAATACCTTTAATAATAAATTTTAAAGTTTTTTCATAACCGCCACCATATTGTGTGAGCGATTCTTGTTTATATGATATAGTTATCAACTCTTCGCCAGTCAGAGGATAATTAGTGAATAACCCAATCTGATCGTTTATCAACACTTCAGCAAATACAGAAGGCTCAAAAAGAGATTGATAAAACGTAAACTCGACAAACTGAGGCATAAGACTCATCTTGTCTTTGCCTCCAAATTTTTCTATGGTAAGATCGGTAATGTTTACCTTTAAAGGATTTACTTCAAAATTAGCCATTAATAAAAAGGTCTTTAAATTGTTGTTTGAAGTTGTTTATGTAATTGGAGTTTAACAATCTAATGTTACGTTTAGACTCGTTTATTTCCACTTCATGTTCCCATACTGATTTGGGAACCCATCCACCTGGACTTCCAAGTTTTGTAAAAGTGAATGGAGAGATTGTATAATTGTAAGAATTGATAGTTTCAATTGAATCTGAAGCTAGACCTTTATAGTAATAATATACAATATTACTTTCATCAGAAGTGTTCGATAATTTATAAGCAGCCTTATTGTATTTACTTTCAACATAATTAATGAAATCTTTATCGTCCATTAC